ATCTTGTGCCGGTAGTGCAGCCACAGGTCGCCTGAAAGCGCCGGGACCGAGAACATGGCGGGGAAAGGCCCGTAAACGTTCGTGCCCGACGCGGACGTAAACCCGAAAGCCTTGTCGGTATAGTTTGCGTCGAACTCGCCGCCTGTGGCCGTGTTGACCCAAGTGCCCCCGAGTTCAGAAGCGTCACTTGCAAGAAATACGATAGACATTTTCTGATCCTGTCTTACGGGGTGATGATGTAGTAAGCGACGGCATCACGGATTCCAAGGCGGTTCTGCTGCGGCCCGAGGACGTAATACGTCGGGGCTTCCCTGATAGCGAGCGCGTCCACACGGTTCCCCATGACGATGAAGTTGTTGGCCGCGTCGATCCGGGGGTAGTTCGGGACTTGCACGAGGTTGGCCGCGATGTCGTCCATGTAGATCGCGTTGGTGTTTCCCGAGGACGTATAGAAGCTAAACGTGAATTTTATGCTGCGGGTCAGCGGCGGGACAACGATGGTCGTAGTGTTCAAGACCCAAGTGTTCTGAGTCCCTGCTTGGACCTTGGGCGTGATGCTTCCCGAGATTATGTTCCCGCTGCCGTCCAAGAAGAGGATTTTCACGGCAGAGCTATTCGCCCCGGTGATCTGGCAGTTCAGATAGGCGTCCAGAACAAGCTGGTAGGCGAAGTTGTCCACGCCGAAGTTGGTGCTGGACGGGATGGCAACGGTTTGGGTCATCTCCAAGACTTGCCCGCCAACGCTGGCTGCCTTGAAGAACTTGGACCCGGACCTCGGGCTGCCGTTTGTCGCGGTGGCAACCGAAGATACGGCTGCGGACACGCCCGTCCAGCCTACAGTCAGGGCGGATTCTGCGCCGGGGTTCACGATGGTCAGGGCGACCGGCGTCACGATGGACGCGATGTTGGGGACAAGCGCCGAGGCGATAGGGCCTATGTGGTGGGCGATCATGCCGTGGTGTCCCCCGACAGGCGATAACGGTTCGTCCCGCACGGGACCAGCGTTGCCATCGAGTCCACGGCCCGTAGCTTCAATCCTTGCGAAGACAAGATCGTGACCCCGGAACCTGCGACGATGGTCGTCTGGCCCGCCCCCATCTGGGCAATCGCCAGCGGCTCGGTCCCGGTCAGGCCGGTGTTCACGGTGAAAGTGTTGGCCGAGGCGACGTTCATCTCAATCAGCTTGTTGCCCGCGAAGTCACCAGTCACAGCAGTATAGTTTGCGGTCTTGGTCGAGAAGCCGAAGGCCGGAAAGCTCGTGCCGTTGGTGCCGTTGGTGCCGTTCGTCCCCGCATTTCCGGCCAGAGCCAAGGTCCAAGCGGTGAACGTGCCCGTGCCGACAATCAGGTCCACAAGGATTGTGACCGAGGTCGTGGAAACCGCCGTGATGACGCCTTCCATGTAGTGCGTCGAGTCGTTGATCGCCCGAAGGCGCTGGCCTGCGACCCAGACCAGATGGGTGTCCGCCGTGTAGGTGAAGGTATTCGACCCGGTGGCGATGGCGTTCGAGTCTGTGGACACTTCAACGAGGGTAGGGACAGACCCGCCGCCAGCCGCAATGGCCGCTGCCACGAAGGCTGTGCTGGCCGCCTGCGTGGTATTGGTCCCCGGCGCGGCGGTAGGGATCGCAGGGACGCCCGTGAACGTCGGGTTGGCCTTGGGGGCCAGCAGGACGAGGGCGGTGCCTAGATCGGTCTGAGATGCCAACGTCCCCGTGATGGTGCCCCAGACAGAAGCCGAGATCACCGAGACCCAAGCTGTTCCGTCCCAGCGGTATTGGGTGCTGTCCGCCACGTTCCAGAAGGACCAGCCTGCAAACGGCACGAGGTAGACCCACGCCCCGTTGTCGCGCACGGCGACGTGGTTCGTCTCGGCCCCCGAGGTCATAATGTAGATGTCGCCGTTCACAGGCGATCCGGGCAGAGAGGCGACGAACGCCAGCGACCGGCCCTGCACGATGACCGACAGCATAAGAAGGTCTTGGTCCAGATCAGGATTCCAGCCGTTCGACCCGAGAGTCCAGAAAGCCTTCAACCCGAGGCCCGGAAGGGCGCGTTCACCGGCCATGTTTATGCTCCATCATTCTCGCCATAGTCATAGCCGTAGTTGTTGCCATATCCAAGCCGCTGCATTTCAAGCTGGGTCGTGAAGAACTGGATGCTCTCGTATCCGTCCCGCACGGCAAGGACTTCGATGTCATAGAAACGATAGTCGGTCAGGGCCGTGACATCAAGCGCGTAGCTCGTTCCGGTCAGGCCAGTCACTTCGTATTCGATGGCTCGGGATAACTTCTCGCGGCACCGGATCGTCACAGTCTGGCCTGTCTCGGGCGTGACGTTGGCTTCCGACCAGCGGGGGGCAATCGTGTCTTCCATCAGCCGGTTGCGGTTCGCCCAAGAGAAGGTCAGCGTCGTGGGAACTTCAGTCCCGACGTAGGTCAGGATCGGCCAGTCGCCCTTGGCATAGTCCACCGAGATGTCGTCAATAGCCACGTCGGTCGTCGTGCCAGACGTGTTCTTGAAATCAAACCGCAGCTTGTAGGATCGAGCCAGAGCCGGGACGGTCATAGTGATCTTCCGCTGCGCCCACGGCTGGGACTCCGCGAACTCTTGTGCCCCGGTGAAGGTCGAGATCAGGGTGCTGGTGGCGTTGTAGAACTCGACCGTGACCTTGATCCAGTCCTGATTGGGGACCATGCCAGAGCGCCAGTATTTGACGTTCATCGGCCAAGCGCCTGTGTCAATACGCTCTACCATGCCCGCCGGGATCGACAGGATTTGCTCCATCGAAGCGTCGTAGCCGATGGTTCCGCCGGGCTTGAAGAACCGCAACCCCGTGCGGGGATACAGGTGGTAGTTCGGCGAGAACCAGATTTGATCGGTCGCCGCCGCCATGTGAACCATGGTCCAAGTATTCGGAACGCCAGAGGTCTGGGACTCCGCACTGGCGTTCTGCACCGCGACCGGGTGCGAAGTCGTCAGCGCACCAGCCCCAGAGGCCGCCACAGAAACGTTGGAAGGCCGGTCAGGGGCATAGGGCCGGTCGCTCGGAACGAACGTCACCAAGGGCGCGTCCGCAAGCGCCAGCTTGCCGCCACTGGACTTGGGCAACAGGTAGTAGTCGGCTTCGACGCCAGCGTTCTGCTCGCTCGGGTCGATAGGCCGCAAGGCGTCACCGATGAACCAAGCTCGCGTCCCTACCGGCCACGCCTGCGGCACAGTGTCATACATCCCGCGAGCCAGCTTCCAGCCGGTCGTCGTGTTGTAGCTGTCCAGCATGACCAGTTCGGACGCGGTGTCACCGCTGCCGATGTTCAGGAACGCGCCGGTCTCGGGGCCATAATAGCCGCAGAACCGGATCATCTCCGCGTTGGTCATGTAGGTCACGGCCTCGGCCACAAGCTCTACCGACAGCAGGGCCGTGGGCGTGGGCGGCAGGTTCGCCAGCACGACGGTCTCAGTCTCGCCGTTGGGCTTGAAGCCCTGCCCCATGACATCGAACGACTCCACCGCGTCCGCCCCAGAGCGGTTCCCCAGCAGGGCTACCGGCACGATGGGGAAGGTGGCATCGGTCAGGGACGTGACGGGGTGCCCTGCCCGCGCATAGAGCGCCAGCGGAGCCGTCATAATGTCCAAGATGTCCATCGGGGCCGGGGGCACGTTGGGGTTCACCCAGCCCGTCTTCTGGATGCTGACATACTGCCCGGCTTCCAGCCCGTAGATGTCCTCGGTCGCCGGGAAGCGAACATACTTGTCGCCCGGCTGACCATAGTCCACCTTGCCGACCCGCAGGACCATGCCCTCGATCCCGTCTTCCGGCCAGTTCAGTTTGACGACCGATCCGGGGAAGATATTGGACATATCGCGCAAGGCCACGAAGTCCGCCATAAAGGTCGGATACGACGCGGCCCGAATATCCCGAGCGCCCAACTGGTTCGCCAGTTCAACGTAGCGGACGCCATAATAGTTCCGCGTAGTCGAGACCAAACCCTGCGTCGAGATGCTGGCCGGGTCTTGGAAGGTGACAGTCTCTTCGCCCTCGTTCTCGGGGTTGGTCCAAGAGACCACGACCTCGTTGACGATCTCCGCATAGCCCTTCCGCTGGCGGTTGGTGGCCCGGCAATTCGTAGGGTCAAGGACCAGCAGGCTGTTCACGTCGTAGTCGGCCCGGTAGGGGATCAGCCGCCACAGGCCGGACTTCGGGTCAACGAACAAGGACGCCTGAACGTGGTCCAGAATTTCCGTCACATACTTCTCGATCTCCATCTGTTCAGACCAGAGGATCGAAAGGCCGAACCGTTCATTGTAGAAGACCTCGGCAGCATACATGAAGCTATCCAGATCGAAGCCCGTGCGAGGGTTCGACATGCCCCAATCCGAGTCGTTCAGGGCCTCGTAGATCATGTGGGCCGGGTTCGCCTGCGGCAGAACCGTCAGCGTCCCGTCAGGGGCACACCAGCCGCCATTGTGGCTCGGGAACGAGATCAGGTCGGTGTGGGAATAGCTGGTCGCCGTGAAGATCGGGAAGGTCGGCAGGACCGTCGGCTGGATTTTCACGAACCGGGTCAGGGGCGGCAGGACTTCCACCAAGTTGGCCGTGCCGCCGCCAGTCGAGAGACCCGGCCCGGCGGTATAGGTCGAGCCGATCTGGACGCCCACGCCGCCCGAGCCGTTGTCCTTGTAGAAACGGTGGGTGATCGAGACATAGCCATCCGCCGGGCCGCTGCCGCCCAGCCCCGTGTAGTTCATAGTGCAGGTCAGAGCCGAGGTCAGGGTCACGATCCCCGAGTCCACTTGCTCGGCGGTCACGCCCATGTCTGCCAGCGTCAGGGTCGTGGTCCCGTTGATCGAGACGGTCACGTCGTTCTCTTGCGTCCAGTCGGGATCATAGGGATAAATCGTGGCGAACGACTCAGACAGGGACTTCGGGATGCGGGTGCAGTTGACCCACGTCGAAGGCAGATAGGGATTGTTCGTAGACCACTTGAAACCGCCCGGTGGACCAACCCCGTTTACCATATCAACCAAGTCATACACTAGGTCAAATATGGAACTACTTGGCGTCGTGCTGCCCGGCCCATACCTGAAGAACAGGTTGGCAATCCCCCGGTATCCCGGCATGGTCACGGGCGTCTTGCCCATGCGGCTGGCAACTTCTTGCGACATGACCTGATCGGCATCACCGAAGTAGCACTCGATGGTTCCGACCGGGCCGCCCTCGGCCAAGTCCCCGCCGAAAAGTTCGGGCAGGTTGATCGACAAGACGCTCGCCGAAGTCATCAGACCGCACCAGACCGGCAGTTCCTTGATGTAAATCTGGTTGATCGAATCCAGCGGACCCTTGCAGATACCGAACTGCATTGAAAGAAGGTAGTCCGTAACCGGAGTCGAAGTCCCACCTTTACTGCTGCTCACGACGACGATCCTTCTTCCCGAGTCTTTGCTTTTTCGATGGCTCTTGTCATGTTCAGGTCGTCAATCGTGGCCAGCTTCTCGACAGGGATACCATCGCGGTAGTAGGCCGTCCAGTCCAGCCCGTGAGCGCGGAAAAACCGCATTTGCCCCCTGACACAGAACCCCACCGCCTTGCAGTCTTCTTTGGTCACTACCGTCATTTCTTGCCCCCGGTAGACACGTTGCGGGTGGCCTTATACTTCTCCCCCCAATACAGGATATTCAAGCCCTTGATGGTCATGCTGCCTGACAGGACGGGCAAAGGCTTACCGGCCTCGGCCACCGGGTCTTCAAGATCAGACGCCGCCGGGGGCTTCTCGACTTTAGGTTTCGGCAGGATCAAATAGGCGAGGATGTTGATCGCCAATCCGATAAGAAGCTGGACGAAAAATGGCATGGGTCACGGCCTCAGTTGAACGGATTCGTTTTGATCGGATTGATCTGGGGGATGTATGGTTGCCCACCATAGTTCAGGATGTTCTGGTGGAGCAAGTCGCAGTCGTCAGTCTGGTGGTTGCAGCCCAGAGAGACGGCTACCGCGTCGGCCACGGCCAAGCCGGTCGTCGGACCTGAGAGGATGAAGGCACTTCCGCTGATCCGAATGATCGACCTCACGGCTCGGCCTGCGGGGCTGGTCCACTCAATCGTGCCGCCCAAGAACTTGGTCAGGACGTAACCCGCCAGATCGGCAGCCGGGACGGTGACATTGGTCGTGGTCAAAGACTCGACCGTGGTGTTGATCGTCCGGGCCACCTTATCTGCATTGCAGAGCGAGTCCCCTTGGGCGTAGAGGACGTGGGGGCAGGACAGTTGATAGTGGCGGCGCAGGCCGGTGCGGCGCATGGACGTGCTGGCAGGCTCACAAGTGAACGTGCCAATGGGGCCGTTCTCGTTGTCGCGGGAACACTGGATGATCCGGCCCGACCAGACTACCGGCCAGTCGCCTTCCGTCCCGGTCACGCCGTCGGTGATGCTGCCCGACCGGATGACCAACGTCACGATCTCGTCCGGCGGATAGATGCGGAAGAGTTCCACCGCGCCACAGGACAGGGGGGCTTCCACCGACAGGGCAGACTTGTCCAGCGTCCCCGAAGACACGATCTTACCGCGCTTGATCGGCAGCGGCTGATAGACATAGGCCCCCACGGTGATCGGCTCGGTAATGTCCGTATAGGCATAGTAGGACGCCGGGTCTGTGCCATAGCGGAAAAGGTAAAGCTCGGCAGGTTGGCCGACCGCGCGAGGGTTCATAATGGGCGTGGACATCAGACCAGTTCCTTCACGATCTTGTAGGTCAGTTGGGTCGTGACCTTGTTGTCCGTCTGGTATTCAAGGGTCAGCGTGTCGATCATAAACCGGGACCGCAAGAACCAACAGGCCAAGAGTGCGTTCGTGGAATTGAGCGCCTTGGTCCAAGGGTTCTGGAAGGTCGTCAGCGAGTTCAGACCGGCCCCCGCGATACTCACGACCGGGTTGATCTGGAACGTCCCGTCCCGCCAGAATACGATGGCAGCCTTGTGGAACTCGGAACTGGCATAGGCTTGGAACACCGTCAGGCCGGGCGTTGTC